TCTTCTTGTCCTGGCGCAACAGCGCCAGCGTGTCCGAGAAGGTTTGCGCCCGCTCTTGCGTCAGCATGCGCGTCATCTCTTGCGGGCCGAAGAGGCTGTCTTGCACCTCGCGCACCGATCCCGCTTCGAGCGCGTCGCCGATGACCAGGCGCGCCTGCGCTTCGTTCGCCGGCTTGAAGCGGGCGAGATCGCCCATGATGGCGGTGTGCCATTCGGTGTTATCGACCAGGCGGCCGACGGCCGAGGCATAGTTCGGCGGCACCACGCCGTTGAGCGTCATCTGCCAGGCCTCGCCGGAAAGCCGCGCCAGGCCTTGCGCCTGCTTGATCTTGCCGTCGCTCATCGGCAGCGTCGCGTCCCATAGGTCCGGCCGCTCGCGCAGCACGCGCGCCGTATCGAGCACGTCGCCCGAGCCCTCTTGGATGTTCTTCTTCGCCGCGATGGCGCGCACGTCCTGCGGCGTCCAGCCATCGGCTTCGCGGAACACATAGGCGTTGAGCTCCACCGGCGTCGGGCTATCGGGCTCGAGCCGCTGCGCCAGCGCCAGGCGTTGGTGACCGTCGGCGATCACCAGGCGGCCGTCGTTCGGCTCAAACACCACCACCTTGCCCGAGGCCACCGGGTCCCATTGCGCCACGCCGCCGAGCCGATCGGTGACGCCGCGATAATCGGCGCCGCCCTTGTATTGGAAGGTTTCAGCGTCCGTCGAAAGATCGCCCGGCTTCAGCGTCTCGAAATGCACCGGCTTGCCGGCATAGTCGAAGCTCGCCGGATGACCGGGCGCCATCTCCGGCAGCGGCAGCGCCGTGGTCGCCGATCGCGAGGGCGCCTCTTCGTCAAGGAGATGCGGCTGGCTCTCCGGCGGCGTCAGCGCCGCCGAGGGCGGATCGGGCTTCGCCTTGTTCTCCGGGTCCTCGGCGTATTTGATGCTGTCGCGCACCTTTTGCGCGTTCTCTTCCGGCGATACCAAACCGAAGCGCTCGATGCCTTGCTTCGGCGTGTCGAGGTTCACGGTGAACTGCTTCGGATAGGGCTTGCCGGCATTCCATTGCGGGTCGAAGTCCGGGTCGCCAGGCTTGACGGTTCGCATCTCGACCGGCGACGGCGGGCGCGCCTCGCGATCCAGGGCCTCACTGAGCACCGTCGCCGGCAAGGTGCTCGGCACCCTTGGCGGGATCGCGTCCGCCACCCTGGCGGCCGCCGGAAGGTCACCGCGCCCCATCGCCAGCACGTCGGCCGGCTTCACCAAGGCGCGCACGCCTTCAGCGACCGCGCCGGCGCCGGCGCCGATCAGCCCGCCGGTCAACGCCGCCATGCCGAGCTCTTCGGCGTTGAGCCCGGTCGGCAAGCCGGCCTTGGCGTGCGCCTCTTGCGTCTCGGCTTGCGTGATCAGGTTGACGCCGGCGAAGGCCGCCGCGTCCGAGAGCCCGCGCAGCGCAATCCGCCCGAACCAATAGGGCGCCTTGATCTCGGCGCCGCCGGCGAAATTGGCTTCCGTCTGGATCGGGTCGCGCAGCGAGCCGACGATGCGCCCGGCGGCTGACGCGACCCAGGGGCCGACGCCGCCGCCCGAGGCCTCATAGGTCGCCGCCTCCTTCGCCATCGCCTCGCGCATCATCTGCGGCGCCTGCGCCTTCGCCCACTCTTGGATCGGCACGTTCGCCCCGATGATGTCGGCCTTCTCCGGGTATTGCTGCGCCAGCGATCCGAGCTGCGTTTGGTAGTCCTGGCGGCGCATCTCGTCGAACCGATCGTTGTATTCCGGGTTCGGCGCGATGTTGTGCTCGATCAGCCAGGCATTGCGGTGCGCGCCGGAGAGCGGGTTGTCGAGCTCGACGCCGGTTGCCTCCTTGATGGCGGCGTTGCGCTGATCGACGGCGGCCGAGGCCGCCATCGACAAGGCGTCGCCGTTCGAGGTGAGCTCTTGCGAGCGCAGCGCCGACGAGAACACGTCGCTCAAGGCCCCGCCTGGCGGCGCCTCTGGCGCGCCGTAGTCCGGCTCTTGCGGGCTCATGACCGGCTGGCCGAGCGTCGGGCTGATCACGTCCCAAGGCTGAAATCGCGAAGCCGTGGCCTCGCTCGCCGAAGAGTGCGCGAAGGGCGGCACCACGACGCCGGGCTTCGGCAGCGCCGGGAAATTGCCGCCGGCCATGCTGCGGTATTTCGAGAGCCACTTGTTGCTAAATTCCGCCCCCGTCATGTCGAGCGTGCCGCCGTTCACCTGCACCGCCCGCGCGCCGACGAGATCGGCGGCTTTCTTATCCGGGTTGCCGATCAGCGTCGCCGCCTGGCCGGCGCCTTGCTGATGCGCCAGGTAAACCTCATCCCAGCCGACGGTGCGGCCGAGGATTTGTTCGAGCTGGTCCTTGTTCTGCAGCGCCAGGCGCGCCGCCGCGTCGGCCGATTGCTGGAAATCCATCGGGTCGTCGAGCCCCATGGCACGCGCCGTCGAGCCGACAAATTGGAAAGGCCCTTTGGCGCCCGTGGAGCTTGGCCCCATGTTGCGCCCGCCATTGCTTTCGATCATCGAGGTGACGCGCAGATAGTCGGCCGGCACGTTGTATTTCGCGGAGGCATTCGAGATCGCCTGATCGAGCGCCGGCAGCGGGCCGCCGGTCGCCGCCGGCGCCGGTCCCGCGCCGGCCGCCGCCGTCTTGGCCGGCGTATCGACGGGCGGCTCGAAGGTGTTCGCCGGCGGCGCCTGATAGGTGTCGGGCGCCGGCGGCGGGGGCGGCGGCGGCGACACGCTCGTGTCCGGCTGCGCCGGCGTCAGCACCGGGCTGGTGTCCGGGCCTTTCCAGTTGCGCCGGCCGCTGGCGTCGAGAAAGGCGCCGAGATGCGGCGCCGCCTGGAAGTGATCCATGTCGCCGAAGTCGCCGCCCCAGCTCACCCCGTATTTCTTCGCCTCCAGCGGCGCGTAGCGCTGCAGCAGCGGGATCGCTTCGTCGTTCGACAATTGCTTGCCGTCGCGAAACGGCATCACGTCCAAAGCGCCGCCATAGTTGTGGAAGCTCTGCCCTGGCGGGGCCGCCTTGGTGAGCTCGCTGTCCGGCTTCCCTTGCGCCTTGCCTTGCGCATAGGCGTCGTAAAGCTTCTGCTGATCGGCCATCGAGCGATAGCCGGAGGTCGGTTGCCAGGTGATGCCCTGATCGGCCGTCTGCTGGTTCAGGTCATTGGTGACCTTGCCCATCGCCGTGGCGAAGCCCGGCTCCAGCCCGGTTGTCCAATCGTCGGCCATCTACGGCGTCCGGTAGGCGCCAGGGATGGCGCGCCGCAAGATCGGCTCAAGCTGGTTGAGGTCGAGCACGTATTTCTGCCCGCCCGGCGTCATCACATATTGCGGATCGGTGTCGTCGGCGCCCAAGGCGACGTTGTAGCGCCCGTGCCCGATGGCTTCGAGGCGGCCATGCCGGATTTGATCGACCGTCACCGGGGTTGCGCCATCCCCGCCCACTGGCGGATTGGGCTGCTTCGCCAAGAGCTGATCGGTCAGCGTGTGCATGACGTTGCCGAGTTGGTCCTGCCGCATGTTCGGCGGGATCGGCACCAGTTGCCCCGGCAGGGCCGAGGCGCGCGTTGACCAGCTTCCATAGTCGGGCTGGTAGGTGGCGACGCCGCCGTAATAGTTTCCTTGGTTGTCCGTCGTGCGGCCGGCCGCCTTCTGCAGATCGTCGGTGTATTTCCTGGGGTCCGGCACCGAGCCGCCGCGCAGCTTCGGATCGCGCAGCGCCTCCGTCTGATAGGCCTGCGTCGCCGCCTGCACCGCGCCCGCCTTGAAGTCGCGCATGGCCGGATTGTCGAAGGCCGTGCCATAGGTGGCGCTCGCCGCGTCCTGCGCTTCCGGCGTCTTGATCCGCTCCAGCGAGGCCTTGCCGCCATCGGTGTTGTTGAGGTGCTGCGTGTTCGCCACGTCGCGCTGAAATTCGGGATCGCCGTTGAGCACCTGCAGCTTGGCGAGGTGCGCCAGGCCCGGCGCCACGAGCCCCGCCTGCTTCAGCATCGTCTCGGCTTGCGGGCCGCCGGCCTGCGCGATCGCCTTGGCGACGGCGAGTTGCTGATCGCCGCCTTGCGCCTCGACGGTTTTCAGCGCCGAAATCTCGTCGGGCGTGAAGTAGGTCGTCTGCGTGCCGTAGTGCTCGGCCGTGTGCTCGGCCGACGGAATGCGCGCCTCCAGCGCGTTAAAGAATTTCGTCGGGTCGCCGCGCGGATCGAGCGGCGCGATCGGCGCGATCACGCCGTCGCGCACCGAGCGGCCAAGTGGGTCCTTGGCAAGGTCGGAGCGCAGCGTGTCGTTATATTTCTCGGCCGTGTCGATGACGGTTTTCTGCTCCGGCGAGGCGCCGGTCTTGGCGACTTCGGCCTTGGTGGCGTCGAGGCTGGCTTGCACTTCCGCCGGGCTCTTGCCCTTCAGATTGGCGACGGCGGCTTGCGAGCGATTGAAGGTGTCGAGCGCCGTTGCCGTGTCGGGATCGGTGTTGTGCCCATACTTGTTGTTCAGCGCCGTCACCTGGCTTTCCGACACGGACATGCCGTCGGTGATGTTCTTGGTGTAGCCGGTGATCTCTTGGACGTTCTGCTTCGATTGCTCCTTCGCCTGGCTCTGATCCGAGCGCACCTGTTGCGAGATCAGCCCGAGCGTCTTGTAATAGGTGTTCTCGTTCATCCCCTTGGTGACGGTCTGATCGTCGGGGCTTTTCGCATAGTCCTCTTGGAAGGCATCGAGGAAGCCGGCCTTCTGATCGGTCGGCAAGGCCTTGACGCGCGCCAGCGTTCCGGTGGTGAGATTTTCCTGCTGGTTGTTGACCTTGATGTCTTGCGCCTTCTCCGGCGTGATGTAGCCGGCGGCCGCCGCGTGATCGACCTTCTCGTTGAAGTTCTTGACCTCGGTCGCCAAGGCCGCGTCCGAGTTCGGCCCTGGCGTCGAGGCCAGGCGATCTTGCAAATTGCGTGAGCTCTCCGCGTCGTTCTGGAAGGAGGTGACCGCCTGGTTCTTGACGAAAGCGTTGTGCGTCGTCATCGCGCCCTGGATGTAGGTGCGCGAATACTGGTTCCACTCGTTGTCGAATTGCGGCTGCACCTCCGGCACGACATGCTGTTGCACCAGCTTGTCGTGCGCGTCCTTGAACATCCCCGTGAGCTTTTCCGGCGTCTGCTGATCGGGCGGGAGCTGGTTGAACTGATCGTTCACCTGCATCATCGTGTCGCGCGCCGTGTTCGAGAGCTGCGACGTGTAGCTGTTCACCGCCGCGTGCTGGAAGCTCGTGCCCGTGGTGGTGACCGATTGCGCCGGCTTGAAGTTCGGGTCCTGCCCGGCCTTGGCGCCGGCGACCGCGCCCTCTTGCTTCGCCGCGCTGTCGGCCAACTGGCCGATTTGCTGCGAGAGATTTTGGAAGCCTTGCGCCATCGCCTGGTTGGCGGCGCCGAGGTCCTCCGGCAGGTAAACGTGGATGCGCTGCGTCGCTTCCATCGGCCCCGGAATGGTGAGGCCGCCAGGCGCCGGCGAGGAACCAAGGGGAAGCTGCGGATCGCCGTCTGCCATTTAGAGCCCTCGCGAGAAGATCGAGAACAGGCCGCCGAGCCCGCTCATCAAGCCTTGCGCGCCGGCCGCCTGCTTGGCTTGCTGACCGGCCACGATACTATTGAGCTCGCTGGCGTAGTCCTGGGCTTGCGCGACGCCGCCCGAGGCGATGGCGAGGCCGGCCCCCAGCGTGCCCTTGAGCTGTTCGACCGGCGTCGCGATCTCCGCCGTCTGGTTGGCGAGCGCCGCCGAAATGTCGCCCTCGCTGATCGACCGCTGCCCGGAGAGCGCGCCGATGCGGTTGACGAGATCGGATTGCGTCTGCCCCGCTTGCGTCGCTTGCGTCGCCGCCGCCCGCATGGTGTCGGCCGAGGCCATGCCGGCGCCGTAGCGCATCAAGGTTTGCGCCGTCGCCACGTCCTGCGTGTTCTTGGCCGCCTGGATGGCGCGCCCGCCTGCCGCTTGCGCGGCGCCCACGTCGAGGCCGCTGGCGCCGGCCGCCGCCATGCCCGAGCCGAGGCGGGCCGCGAGTTGCTGCTTGAGCGAGGTTTGCTGGCCGGCGTTATAGGCAAAGCCGGCGCTGGCGCCGGCCGCCGTCTCGCCCGCCCCGATGTTCAGGCCGGTCGCCTTCTGCAGCGCCGCCGTCACGTCCGAGAGGCCGGTCATATAGGCCGAGGTGCCGCCCCGGATGGCCGAGGTCTGCCCTTGCAGCGTCGCGCTGGTGCCTTCGGCGAAGGCCTTCTGCATGATTTGCTGCACCGTCGCGTCCGAGGTGATCATCGCCGTGTCGGCCTGGCCCTGCGCCGTCACGCCGGCGTTCACGCTGTCCTCGGCGTATTGCGCCGCCCGGCCGAAATCGGTGGTCGCCGTGGCCTCGCCTTGCTGCAGCCGCGACAGGATGCCGGCGCCGGTCGTCGCGCCCTGCAGCACGTCGAGCCCCATCTTCGACGACAAGATGCCGCTGCCGCTCGACAGCAAGCTGCCGCCGCCCGAGAAGGCCGATGACAGGGCGTCGCTCATTTCTTGCCTCGCGAAGAGGAATGCCGGCCGCGCATGAAGTTTGGCCCCATCGCCGAAATATCGTCGGACGGCATCATGATCTGCCGCGCCGGCACCTCGGCCGGCGTGCCGGCCGCCGGCCCCGAGGCGCGCGCCTGCGCCCCTTGCGCTTCGGCGTTGTCGGGATTGGCCGACGCCGCCTGGATCATCATCTGGCCGATCGGCGAATTGACCATGCTCGGATTGGCGCCCGACAGCATGCCGGAGGCCGCTTGCGGGCTGACCATGTTCATAGGTCCACCTCGACGGTGATGCCGGTGACGGTGAGCGCGCCGGGCTTTACCTGCGTGATCTGCGCGATGGCGTCCTTGGAGAAGCCGAGGATGCCCTCGACCACCACCTCGCCGGTAAAGGGCGCCATCGGCTGATCGACCGGATTGCCGAAGCGGTTCAGCGGCACGTTGAAGGCTGGCTGACCGTTGGCGCCGATGGCGATCGAGGTGGTATCGACCACGGTGCAGCGCAGCGTATGCACGCGCGCCGGCCGGCGCACCACGGTTTTCGGCGCCACGTCGCGCGGCTGCGGCAAGGTCCTGGCATCCGGCGCCGACCAGCGCCCGACGGTCACGTTGCTCGCCGCGAAGTTGAGCGTGATCTCACCGCCCACGACCGTGAACGGACCTTGCCAGTAGCCGTCCGCTTGCGCCCACACCGTCGCGCCTTCGAGATCGGTGAGCCCGGTGATCAGCGTGCCGGCCGGCGACAGGGTGCGGCTTTCGTTCTGATCGAGGAACGTCGTCGTGTCGGCCGTTTCGAGGAATTGCACCGCCTGCCCGCCCACCTGGCGCTGCGTGCAGAAGTTCACGTCGAATTGCCCGTTCACATCGACGGCGAGGATTTGATCGGTGCCGAAGATGTTGCGGGCGAAGGCCGTCACGTCCTGGCCGCGCAACAACTGGATGGCGAGCCCGGTACCGTCGCCGAGCACGATGAACAGCGTATTGATGTCGTTGATCGAGGTCGCCTTGCGCAGCGCCGCATCGACCGCGTTGTTGACCAGGCTCGACGACTGCACCGAAATGTCGGTCGAGATGTAATTTTGATCGGGGTAGCTGAAGCCGAACTCGAAGATGCGGCCCCGGTTGCGATGCACGTAGAGCGTCTTGGCTTCGTTCTCTTGCGGCTCGACGCCGCGCGCCAGGCCGTTGCGCGAGGCCAGCACCACCTGCGGCACCACGGTCGCGTCCAGCGAATGATCATAAAGCCAGTATTCGGCCTCCGTCGTGAAGAAGGTCAGATTGCGGCCGGCGTGGATGTCGATGACTTGCTCGGCGCCCGAGGTGTCGAGCGGCAAGAGCATGGCCGCCTCGCCCTCTTGCAGCGTCGTGTTGAGGTTGAAGAAGTCGTCCTGCACGCTCGCCACGACGTAATTCGGCTTGTTGGGAAAGCCGCCGATCAAGAGCCGCTGCGCATAAAAGCCGCCGCAGGCCGGATAGCCTTGCGTCTGTGAGAAGATCGGCTCGCCGCCCGGCTGGCCGATGACGGAATGCGTCGCCGAGATGGCGCAGTCGCCCTTGTCCACTTGCTTGCCAGAGATCGCCCAGGCGTCGCCCTGGTTGCCGGCGCCGGTGAAGGCGACACGCATGATCGCCGTGTTCGGCAGCGAGACGTTGCTGACGGTGATGCCCGGCTCGACGTTATCGAGCGCCTGGATGGCCGTCTGGATGTTCGTCGCCAAGGTCGGATAGTCCGGCGGATTGGGATAGAGGATGTTGCCCGTTTGCTCGTTGTTCACGGTAAGCTGGAAATGCGCCCCGCCGGAGGGCAGCGGGTAGGCCGTCGAGGATTGCTCGAAGCCGAAGAACTGCAGGTCCCAGGCGGCCGCCACGCCATTGCCGTAGCTGCCGCCGTAATCGACGTTCGGCACATTGGTGTAGGGCGCCGCGTCCCAATTCCACTCGGTCGGCGAGCCTTGGTGCATGATGCGCAAGGGCGGGAATTGATCATGGAACACCAGCATGGTGTCCACCTTCTGCTTGACGTTGAGCTCGCCGATCACCGGGCCGGCGTAAGGCGTCGCCACGGCGCCGACCTGCACGCCGTTTTGATAGATCGTCGCCGCGAGATCGGTGAACACCACGTCGTAGCTTTCGGCCACGGTGTAGTTGAACGGCTTCACCCTGACCGCCGACGACACTTGTCCGGCGTTGGCGCCGTAGGGCTGGCTCCAGATGTCGAGATCGCTGATCGTCACATGCGCGTCGGCGAGCGCCGGCGCCGTGACCGTGAGCACCAGGCGCCAGTAGCGCATGCCATCGACGGGGCCTTGCGGCGTCATGAAGCGCCGCGACTTCACGTCGCCGGTCACCGCATGCGCGATGTCGATTGGCGTCCAGTTCACCGCGTCATTCGAGTATTGCAGCGCGAGCGTCGCGTTGAGCGCCGCGTCATCGACGAAGAAGCCGATCACGTCGATGATGCTCACATGCCGGGTCGCTGGATCGGTGAGATCGAGGCGCCAAAGCACATTGGCGCCGACGGCGAAGGCCGCCGTCGTGGTCAGCGGCAGCGGCGGCGTTTGCAGCGGTCCCGTGGCGCTGCCGCCCATCGGCGCCGTCACTGTCCAAGTGCCGGCGTTGTAAGCGAGCGCCGCCGCCGGCGGATTGAGGCGGCCGCGCTTCTTGGTGCCCCAGCGCGCCCGGAAGCCGCCTTGCGGCAGCGGCATGGCGTTCGCCATGCGCGAGGCGCCGGTGCCGTAGATGTGCAGGTCGGTGTTTTGCTGGATCAGCGTGTCGAGCTCACCGGAGGTGAAGCGCGGCTGGAATTTACCTGGCCTGCCGACCATGGCTTACATCCATCTGGCATCGGTGAGCGGATCGCTGACCTCGGTGATCGCCGGCGAGGGCTGGAAGCGGCCGTCGTATTTGATGGCGGCGCCCAGGAAGCCGCCGCGATAATTCTCTTGCGGCGAGCCCCAGGCCTTCCCCTGGATTTCATCGAGCATGCCGGAATTGCCCGAGATCGGGATCAGGAACTCGGCGCCGAGCACGGCGACCGCCGCCTTGAGGAAGGGCGGCGACCAATAGTCGGGATCGACGGCGTATTGGAAGGTGGCGAACAGGTTTTGCCATTGCGAATAAAGCAAGCTGTTCTCGATGGCGTAGTCCTTCATCGGCGTCAGCGGCACGCGCGGGTAGCGGAACACCGCGAGCGGCTGGCTGATCGTATCCGAGGGCAAGGTGAAGGCGTAGGTCCAGCCGGCGCCGATGCGGCCGTCCGTCGGATCGGGCGGGATGTCGGCTTGCACCAGCGGCACCGTCTGCTTGGTGAAGCTCCAGGGATAGAAGGCGAGCAGCCAGTTGATGGTGTCGTCGTAAATCGACGCCACGGCCGTCGCCGTCGGCGTGGCGTCGTCGAAGTTCAAGATGGGCGCTGATCCGATGGAGATCAGCGCCTTGTTGGCGATCTCTACCTTTGAGGGCATCTCAACTCACCGAGACGCCGCCGCCGGGGAAGATTTGGATCACCTTGAGCACCGTGTAGACCGGCGTGCCCAAGGCGCTCGACACGACATCGATCACGTCACCGACCACCTGCGGCGCAGCGTTGGGTGTGGTGTTGAAGTAGCCGGCCCCTTTCACCGTGGCGATCGGGTCGTTCGTGACATAGCCCCAAAGGCTGATCACCGAGCCTGGCCCGTCGCCGACACGGCCGAGCGTGTCGCGCCGCGTCAGCGAGGTAAAATCGGCCGGCATCTAGGCCACCGTGACCACACCGCCCGTGTTCGTCACGACGGTGTAGACCTTGGTTGTCGGCGTGCCCGGCACGCCGTTGACGCAGCGGATGATGTCGGCGACTTGCAGGAAGGCGTTGGCGGCGTTGAAGTAGCCCGCCGCGTCGGTCACCGCCGGCAGGTCGCCGGTGACATAGCCGTATTCGTATTTCACCGAGCCCGGCCCGTCGCCCACATGGCCGAGCGCATCACGCCGGGTGAGGCTCGTCAGATCGAGTGCCATCACTAGACCTCCTTGTTGCATTGTTTCACGTGAAGCCGATCGGGGCGTTGCCGCCCCTTGGCTTCAGTTCACCGTGATCGGGCTATTCGAGGCGAAGCGGAAGCGCAGCATGCCGGGCGGCTGCAGCGTCTTGGCCGTCGCCGAGAAGCGGTTGTTGTGATACCAGCCCGAGTAGAGGTTCTCCCAGGTCACCGTCGAGCGCAGGTCGTAGTTGATGCCGTAGCCGATGCTCTCGCGGTGCCACATGAAGAAATCGAGCGTATTGGCCGACGCCGAAGGCGAATACTCGTCGGGCCACAAGAACCAAGTGACGCCGTTCCAGAACTTCGAGGTGGTCACCCGCGTGAAGGGCAGATCGCTGTAGCCGATCCAGTCGGCGTCCGAGATTTGCCGGTAGCTCAACAGTTGGTTCCAGAACAGCGACGGCAGGCCGCAATAGACCCCGCCATCCCACATCGCCATCTGCTTTTGCAGCACTTGGCAGCCGGTGAGCGCCGAGGGCAAGTCGAAGGGCTTGGTGCCGTCGCCGATGGTGGTGAGCGACTGCCCGTTCATCTCGTTGATGACGATCAGATCGCTGCGTCGCCCGATGGCCTTGCCGGCGGTCGATGACACGACCTCCATTTCGTTCACCGTGATCTTTTCGAGATCGTCCTCGAAAACCCAGTCGTTGGCTTGCCAGGACTGCATAACGCCATCGACGAAGTTGCGTGGCGCGTTCATCGACGGCCCGAAGGAGCCGCGCACCAGCGGCACCGCCTCGCCTCTGCCGGCGATCATGAAGCGCACGGTGTTAGCGTGAATGCGGCCGGGCTCCATGGTCATCCCGCGAAGCAGATTGCCCTTCGCTTGATAGACTTGGATCGCCCGGTCCTGATACTGCGTCACATACCAATTGGGGGCTTCAATGGACATGAGCCGTTCCTTTCGTGAGAGGGGAAAAACTCACGCTTTGGAAGGCCATCGGGGAGCCAGGGGCTTTCGCAGGCCGGCGCCGCTCTCAGGGGTCCTTGCGTCAAGCTACGCGATCATACACCCGTTTTCTGGCGGTCAAGTCGGGCCGCCGAACAATCTTTTATAATCGGCGTCGATTTGCGCCACGAATTTCGCGTCGTATTTGCCGGAATTGCGATCGGCGCGCGGATCGCGCATGCGCTTTTGCAGATCGGAGCGCGACAGGCCGCCGAGATCGCCGGGCGCATCGCCGCCGAGCGCCAGGCCGCGCGATCCCATGGCGTGGCGCAGCGCGTTCAAGGTGCGCAGGCCGACGGCGCTTTCTAAGAGCGGCTCCAGCGCCTTGACGTTATCCGGCCGCAAGGTGCCGTTGGTGCCGAGCCCGTTCAGGAAGGTTTCGGCGGCCGCGATGTGCGGCCGCATGGCGTCGATGGTTTGCTCGTCCGACATGCTCTTGGCGTCATCGCCGAGGAAGGCGCGGCGCTCGCGGCCGGCATCGTAAGGCGCGCCGAGCACGCCTTTATCGACCAGCGTGTCATAGAAGCCGCCGACCAAATCCTGAAAGGTCTGCGGCGCCATGCCGGCCTTGTGCGCCTGGTCGCGGAAGGCGAGAAAAATCGGGTCTTGCTCCAGCCGCCCGACATAGGGCGTCGCCTTCTCGGACGGCTTGAAGCTGTAGCCGGTGGCTTCCTTGGGCGCGTTGCCGCGCTTGCCGATCTCGTCGCGCTGGCGCTTCCAATCCTCGGCGATCTTGGTCGCGAACTTCGCCGGGTCGTCGTCGCGCAAATGTTGCGGGATGAAGTCCGGCAGGGTGAAGCCCGCCGTCGGCACTTTCGACGGGTCGGCGACGGCGCCAGGTCCAGCTTGCCCGCTGCCGGGCTTGGCTCCTTGCGAGAGGGCATGTCCGGTATCGAGCCCGTTGGCTCCCGGCCCGCCGCCGCCCGAGGGTGCGCCGGTCGAGGGACCGGCCGGCGCACCCCCCGGCGCCGCGCTGCCCGTTCCCGTGTCCGGGGCCAGCACGACGCCAAGTCCGCTCCAATTCATCATGTCACTTGCTCAATATTTTATGTTTCTCTTTGCTCTTGCGAGCCTGCGACAGGGCGATGGCGACGGCCTGCTTTTGCGGCTTGCCGTGCGCCATCTCCCGCTTGATGTTCTCCGAGACAACCTTGCGGCTCGATCCAGATTTGAGCGGCATGGTTCACCTCACTCGAAGAGCGACTTCACCGCCCACATCGCCGCCTGCTCGTAGTTCGTCACCGCCAGCGCCATGCGCCGCTGGCCCTCCGGCGAGCTCATGGCCAGCTTGCGCACCAGCTCGATTAGCTCGTCGGTCTTGAGCTTGATCTCGTCAACGCCGGCATCCTCGTTCGGATTGAAGTCCCTGAAAGTCGGGGAGCGGCCCATCATTCCTCCTTCGGCTCGGGTTCCGTCGGCACCGTCGGTTCCGGCAGATCGACGAGGAAGGTCATGCGCCCTTGTCCCGGCACATAGGCGACGATGTAGGCCTTAGTCGCCGTGCCGCCCCCTTCCGGCGGCACCGGCACCGCCACGCCGGGCGGGAAGTAGCCGGGGTCGATGGGCGCGGTATCGCCGCCGGTCGGCGGCACCCACGGGTGCTCCGGCGTCGGCGGGATCGGATGCGTCGGGGAGCCGGGCGGTGCGCCAGGGACCCCCGCGATCGGGTGCGACGGGTAGACCGGCAGATAGATCGGGTGTGTCGGCGATCCCGGTGCTCCCGGCGGTGCGCCGGGGATGTAGATCGGGTGCCCCGGCGCGGCGCCGGACGGCGGCTCGATCGGATGCGTTGGATAGCCGGGAGCCCCGCCGCCCGGCGGCGTCCCGATCGGCGGCAACCACGGATGTGACGGCTGCGGCGGCGGCCAGACGCCGGGCGGCGTGCCCGGCGGCAAGACGATCGGGTGCTCCGGCGCGCCGGCTCCCTGATCGAGCAGGATGATATAAGCTAATAAGCCTCTCATAATTCCTCCGGTGTTAGTGTTGCTCTAGGTTTACTCTACTGCTTTCCTGAAAGGGGCTTGCGAGGGCGAGCTGCAGCTCGCCTCGCTCGCCGCCGAAGGGGAGCCGGGATCGGGGGCTCGGACCTTCAACCCAAAATCCTGTTAGCCTTGGCGAATATCTTGTCCTTGGTCGATTTCGAGATGTTGCCCTTTTCGAGCTGCTGCGTGGCGCGCGCCTTGGCGTTCGCCGCGTGCGCCTTTGTCGGGCATCGGGTATTTGCGCGAGCCCGGCATGCCGAATTGCGATTTCTTCAGCTTGTCGCGGCGGGCTTCGGTGAGCTCTGCCATGCTGCCCTCACTTTTGGTTGAGCGGCGTCGCCGCGCGTTGCGCGAAGCGCTTGCCTGCCTTGGTGTTCTTGGCGCCCAGCATTCCCCCCTTGGCCCCGCCGGCGCGCCCGCCGGCGGCCTTCTTCGCCGCCGTGCCGAGCAGGGCCTTGTAGCGTCGCATCTTCGGCATTTCTCAGTTCTCCCGTGGTCGCGGCGCTTGCCGCTTCGAGCCTTCCGCGATCAGTTTCAGGAGCGCCGCCGTCATGGCGTTTTGCCCTTCGCGGAAGCAGCCAAAGCCGTAGGCCTGATCCATCGGCAGGCCGAGGCGGGCGACGAAGGCGGCGCGCCGCAGCGACACGTCGAGCATCCATTCGAGCACCGTCCGAAATTCCGCCGAGGTGGCATAGAGCGCGGCGGCGAGCTCGGCGGTGCGCTGCGCCGCCTCGCGCAAGCGCTTGGCTTCGCTTTCGGCGTTCGCCTGCGGCGTCTCGAAGAACTCCCAGCCCATCTCCATGGCCGCGTCGATGGCGCTTTTCAGCGTCGGCTCGGCCTCGGGTCGATCGTTCATGGCAGCACCGCGTCAAAAATCAGTTTCAGCGACACGAGCGCCATGACGACCGCCACGGCGCCAATCACATGCCAGGCGACGAGCTCCATCATGCCCGCGCTTCCCCATTGCGCCGGCCGAGGTAGAGGCTCGGCGCCCCGTCGCGCTCGCGCGCGTAGAGGTAGGCGAGGTTGTGGGCGGCGGCCTCGCCCAGCGTGTCATGCACCGAGATCAGCACCACCTCGCCGTCCTCGAAGCGGCCGACCAAGAGAAAGGCGTCGCCGCGTCTGCGGATTTGGCTCCAGCGGGCCAGGCGATAGAGCGGTGTCTTGCGCAGGCTCATTGCATCGGCCCCCCTTGCGCTTGCGCTTGCCCCGGATCACCGTTCGGGTTTTGCGCCGCCTGCTGCGCTTGCATCTGCTGCATGATCTGCGCCACTTGCTGCTGCACCATCATCTTCACCGTCTGCATCATCGCCTGCTGCACGTTCTGCGGATAAATCTCGTTCGCCGGCAGGCCCATGTCGTGGGCGATGTTGGCGAACACCACGGGCAGCGGCATGAGTTGCTGCAACATCTGCGGGCCGGCGATCTGGCCGACCAGTTGCATGAAGTCGAGACGCGGCTGGATGCGCGCCGCGTTGAAGGCTTGCGCCAGGGGGCTTGTGACCTTGATGCCGACCAAGAGTTGGTCGATCTTGATCTTGCTCTTGATGACGCCGGCGTTGTGTAAAACCTCGATGACGCGCGGCACCGTCGGCATGATGATTTCCGAGACCAGGCGGCCGTAGGCGCCGGCGTGATCTTGCGCCAGGCGCACCAGCCGGCCGATCACTTCGGTCGCCGAGGGCGGCTGGCCCTGCTCCGGCGCGGCGGGTTCGTCATACATGCCGGAGCGCACCTGCAGGCGTAGGTCCTGCAGGATCAGGTTCGAGACGTTCATGTTGCCGGGCACGTCGAGGCGCTGGATCGACGGCCCCATGACGCCGCCGTTGCGCTCCACCGTCCAGAAGGCGCCCGGCTGAATGCGCGCCGTGTCCGGGTTGAACACGCCGTCGTCGATGCGGGTGAACACCCCCGACATGGCGAGCGCGGCGGCCTTCAGGGTGAGCTCCTCGGCCTTGTTGAGCGTCTTGATGGTGGGCAAGGTCAACAGCCCTGGCCCGAAGCCGTAGGCCTCGCCCGGCAGGCGAAAATAACGCGGATGTATCCAGGGCTTGGTGAGCGAGAACGAAGTCGAGATCGGTTGTTGCGCGTTCTCGGTGTAGACATAGAGCTTGAAGCCGCCCTCGACCGACACGGTGTCCTGATAGAGCATGGTCGGCTCTTCGGGATTAGAGTCCGCGGCCTTGCGCATCTCTTCGTCGAATTGGCCGCGCGGCCAGGTTTTCATGATCGCCTGGCGCGGCCATTTGCGCTTCCAGAACACCCCGTCGATGTTAGCGAAGGGGCCAAGATCGACCGCCATCTCGTCCATCGAGGCGGCGATGAAGCGCACCGGCTTATTCTGATCGCCCTCGATGATCATCATGAAGCCGGTCGAGATCAAGAGGTCGAAGAGCATCTCGATCAGCGCCATGTCCCATTCGCCGGTCTGGAACACCGGCCACAAGACGGAGGTCAATTGCTGCAGCTCTTGGCGCACCTGATCGGGATCGCCTCCGGCCGCCTGCACGCCGGGTCCTGGCTCGAGTTCGAACCAGCGCTCCCCTGGAGGAAAGAGGTCCTGCTGCAAGCGGCCGGCCGAGCGCACCAGGGACATGGGACCCGTGTTGTCGAAGATGCGTTCGGTCTTGTTGCTCGGGGCCTTCTCGTAAAGCCGCGTGGACATGCGGAAGGGCGCCACGTAGTCGTAGGCGTCCTGCATCACCTTGGTCCACGTGTCGCGCTTGCCCCAGGCATTCATCGAGCGTTGCTTGAGCTGCTTGAACTCGTCCGTCGAGGCGCCCGGCGCCGGCATGTTGGAGGCAAGCTCGGCGGCCATCTCAGGCTCCCAGTTGCCCGGCCGCCGCCTGCCGCTGCAGCCCGACATAAGTCGGCTGCGAGCGGTAGGAGAGGATGGCCCGACCGAGGTTGGCGCGCCGCGTCGCCGCCGCCTCCATGTCGAGCGGCGATTGCGCCGTGGCGGCGGTCGAGATCGCCTGGTTTTGCGCCGACACGGTGTTCTTCGCCGCTTCCTCGGCGGCCGCCTGTTCCTGCGCCAATTGCTGCGCCTGCTGCTGCGCGGCGGTTTGCGCCGCCGCCTGCTGCTGCGCCGCCGTCGATTGCTCGACCTGAAGCTGTTGCGAAGCCGACTGCTGTTGCGCTTGCGCCAACTGCTGCGTCTGCTGCTCTTGCGCCGCCATCATCTGCTCCGTCGCCTGCTGCTGCTGCGCGGCGAGCGCCTGCGAGGCGGCGGCTTCTTGCGCCTGGCCGATTTGCATGATGCGCTGGGCGTGGCCGGAACCGCCGCCGCCGAGCAGGCCGCCTAGTGCCGAAGCC